GCCCATTCCCACCTAGTTTTTTGTAACTTGAGTGCATTTTGTGGATAATATCCGATTCATGAACCGTTGTATAACCACGCTTCAGAGCGGCCGTGATGTCACGCTCAAGTCTCAGATACATAGTAACTAGATGCGCTTCATCATGAACTATTAACTTTTCATTCACTTCAGTTATTTTTTGCTTATTATCCTCGCCAATAGCGTGGATAGTGCTCAATTCGCCCTTCAGCTCCTTGAATTGTTCTTGGTTGAGGTGACCTGCTTTACTGGCTCGCATGCCGAACCAACCAGTCGCAACAACTCCAATTGTGGGGGCTAGCTGAGTGATTGCATGTATCATTTTCTCGATTATTTCAGACCATGACATAAAATCCTCCTTAATCAATCCGTGGCATGACCACAGTCAACACGCCTTGTTGTAGCATTTCAGCAAGTGACTGCTCTTTCCAAGTGTAGCCCTCTGTTGCTTGCATCTGGAACTTAAAGATAGTCTTGGTCCCACTCGGCCATTTTGGATTCGTATCAAACGGATAAGGCATAGCTACGATGTCGCCATTTGCATAGCGAGTGCTCTTGACAAGTGGCTTGATGAACCCAGCAACCTTGTTGTAAGCATGAGTAGACATGCCTCCGTTTTGAGAAATAGCCAAAGCGATCAGAACCTCAGTGATAGATGATACCGTGTCAAGATTTTCCTTATTCTCTACGGCCGCTTGCTCTACCTTAGTTGCCATTTCCTTATTTTGCTTGAGCTGCGCCTCTACCTGGTTAAATTTCTCATTTTCAGCACGCTGTGGGAAATTTTCCTGATAAAAAACTTCAAGAGCCATCTCAAAAAGTTCCGTATTTGACAAACCGATTTTGTCAGCTGGTAGCAAGACAGGCACATAAGCACCATCTGAGTTGACTAGCGTGACTTTGGTGGTGGACGCTGTTCCACTTGCATCAAATTCCTGTGATTTTGAGCCATATTCTAGTTTCATATTTCCTCCTTAAATTTTGAATGATATGTTGTCAAAGTTGAGCCATGTAGCGTCAACGTTCCTCTTGACAGCTACGTCACCGCTCGGATAGATTCCGATAACCGCAGAACCATAATCATTATTTAGTGCGGTCTTATATAACGTTGTGGATGGTCTGAAATTTTCAGGCAAAGTAAAGATAATTGACTCACGGGTAGTCTTTCCGCCTTTACAAGTACCTTTTAAATAAACAATACCGTCAAATGTTTTTGAAAATTGAACATTTTCATAATCTCTATGATGGCTCCACCCATTTTGTAAATTGGCATTTTGCCAGTTAGTTGAAGTGATCATCCTTGAAATATCATCTTTGGTAGCGAGATACTTCCAAGCATTCCATACTCCGTTTACTTTAGCCCTGATAGCTCCTATCTCGCCTCCGAAATCATAAGCTACTTGCACTACCCAGTTATCATTGTATTTAAAGACCTGTACATGTTTCCAACCATTGCCTCCTTGAGGAGAGTTTGATAGATTATAACCCATGTATTGACCTGAATCTGTGTAATTATTCCAATCAATCTCAGCGCTCAAGGAGCTTCCTCCATTTTTTGTCAACTGATGTTGCTGAATGGGCTTGTTGTCTGCGTAGATATTGCCCTTGACATCAAGAGCGCCCTGCTCACGAATTTTGTTGACCCCAACTCCTGACCTGTCATAAGACAAGACTACGCTCTCTGTGGCCACGTTGACCATGAAATCAGACCGTGTGAATTTGTCCTCTAACGTGCCTATGACAACCCATGACTGATTAGCTAGATAATTACCTGCAAGATTAGCCTGAGAATTGACTAGGTTTGAGATACTTGTCCAGGATCCAGTGGCTGGTCCATTGTCAACTGTGTAAGAGTTAGTCCCAAGCCGAGCAACCTTGAATGTCAATCTCATTGAGTTCTTTTGACTTCCTGAGACAGTCAAAGGCGCTACTTTGGCGTTTCTTGTGACTGTCAAGGTACTAGAGGTTGAGCCTGTTCTGGCTATGCTAAAGCTAAGAGCAGGAGCGAAATACTCAAGCACGGTTACAGATACCTCTCTAGTATCCGACCAACAGCCACGGCTATCAGAGACTCTTGCTCTGATTTTGATAGCTCCGTGATAATTCATAATGCCCAGACTGCCACCGTTTGAACTTGTGGATTGGTTTTTACCAACAATTTCAGCATAGTATCCAGTGATGGATGAGCCGTAGACTCCCTGAGCACCGCTGAAATCCACTTTGATATTAGAGATGACCTGAATGAACGTGTCAGATTTTGGGATGAGATTTTGTGCTGCACCATTTAGATCTGACAATGAAACCCCTGCAAAAGTAGGCTTGATATTAGCTGGCACGCTAGCCGTCAGTGTGGTTGACTGTGTCCCTGTTTTGCTACTTCCTGAATAGGTATCTACATAGATAGTACCTATTCCACTTGCAGAGTTTGGAATGTCGTTGGCAAAATCAAGAGGGATCGTCCATCTGGTGGATGTGTCTACATTCGTTGCAATCGTACCTGACTTACCTGCCCATGAATAGCGCACCGTATGCTTGAAGCTTGAACTTTGACGGTTGACGTTAATAGTAACCGAACTACCAATAACTCCAGCGCTCACGCTTACAGAGCTAGAGCGTGGTATAGTCGTCAGGCTAAGACTTGCTGATACTGTGATAGTCCCATGCAGGCCATTATTCGGATTGAACGTGCATGATATAGGTAAGGTCTTAGTCCCATCCGCATTGTGGCTGATTGTACTTGACCCACTAGCAAGAGTGTACTCCTCGCCTGATGTTTCCCACGTTGGGTAGCTGTAATGCACGTTTTGACCATCAAGATTAAGAGAAAGCGTGCTATCTCCCTGCTTATTATGGGTATAATAAGCACCTGTACGGCTGACTGTCATCCACCAGTTAACGGTTGAGGTGTTAGCCGTAATACTCTGAGAGCCCTGCTCTACATAAACATTGAGATATAAGCTCCCACTTGAATTACTAAATTTAGCCATTTTACTCCTTTCTATCCTACATAACGAATGACGTTCATGTCAGGGTTGATATGATATTGTTCCTCTCTAAAACGTCCAATCTGGATTGTTTTAGAGAAAATACCATTCTCGATATGAATGACCCCTTGTGAAATATACATGACCTCAACCCCTGCTGAATACATTGAAATTCGGCCGTTAGGGTTGAACATCATGCTAGAGCTGCCATCATTCTTACCAATAACAAGCCCCTCATTTGACGAGCTCATGTAAGTATCAATGAAATTCCAGCGGTCAGATAATTCTCCAAGATCCTTAGCAATGTTAGAAACACGCTGACTAGCTGAAATCAAATCTTTCTCAGCTTGCGCCCTCGCTGTCTCGTCGGCCTTAACAAAGTCCTTGTAAGCCTTTATCCAATTATCAAGCGTGTCAGCGCTAGCCTTGGCCTCAAGCTCAGCCTGGATAATTCCAGCTTTCTCATTGAGAGCGTTGAGCTGTTCTTGAGTTAGCCCTTGGTCGGCTTTAGAGTCAATGTCATTCTGGATATCTTCGATAGCTGGAGACCAGTCGGTAGGTACATTGCCTATTTCTAATTTAATTTTAGCGTCTTCGTAAGTTCTAGCAGATAGTCTAATAAATTTAGCAGCAGCTGGTACTGTAATATTATTGACTATGTGCCACTTATAGGCACGAACAGTATAACTGTCCTTGCCTATAAGTCGAGTTCCGATAGGTGATTTATTAGCATCGTAAAATTGCCAAGCGTTCCAAGGCATTCCTCCGTTAGGTGTAGTTACCCAAAGCTGATAGATGAGATTGGATGTTCCATTGATGTCAATAAAATCTGACGTCCTTTCTTTATTTACAGAATTAGCTGGAGAAATGATCCCAGTATTTGCTAAATACCCAGCAACTGAAGTATATCGGACAAACCTGTTCTGTGAACCAACCTCAACTTTAGCCCAACGATCAGCCCATTTGTACTTCGTTTTATCTGCGCTATCAGGTTTCTCATAATCTGAATAATGACCAAAATAACGCTGCCCGTTATCTGTCATTGTTAAACCAGAACCATCCGCATTGTCAGAATAAGCAAAGTGAACATACGGTGTTCTTCCATCTGCTCCAGCTTTACCTGGTAATCCATCAGCACCATCCTGACCACGCCATCTCGTCCAGCGATAATCAGCAGGATTGACGCTGTCAGTTGAGTTGAAATCAACATAGACCCCTATATAGGCCTTGTCAGCGTTAGTCTGGCTAAATCCACTTCCTGAGATAGTATCGGAGTAGGCAATGTGAGTGTACTGTGTACGGCCATCAGCTCCTTTAGTTCCAGGGATACCTTGGTCACCCTTAGCACCTTGCAAACCTTGGAGTCCTTGTAGCCCACGTTCCCCACGGTCTCCCTTTTCTCCTTTCTCTCCTCGGTCACCTTTAGGACCAGGATCTCCTTTCGGTCCTGCGTCCCCTTTTTGACCTTGGAGACCATCAGACGTATTGATAAGAGTCAACTGCTCAGACGCTACCTCTTTGTTATCAATCCAAGCCGAAACCGTCAATACCATTTTTTGATTGATGTCCGAGGCTCGGACAATATAACTAGGGCTTGTGGCTTTGATTACACCATCAACGACCCAACGCCATCCGCTGTTGATGACTTTGTTCCCTCGCATTAAGGTAGGAGTCACAATGGTCTGACCTTGGCCGTTCTTGAATGCTATACCGTTGTCAGTGGCTAGCTTGATAGTATAAGGCTTAGCGTCCTCTATCATCCTGTCTAGCTGTTGCTGAATGCCCTGAGATAGACGATTTTCAAGTGCTTTGGCATTTGAGAAAGTGGTCTTGTTATTCTTCGGATTGGTAAAGCTGATGACTTGCTCAGATACCCTCATCTCAAGTAAGAGAGTAGGGCTAAAGCCGTCATCATAGACTTTGACCGTGTCTCCTATTTCCAAATCTGCAAAGCCCTCAGCCTCATAAGTGACCGCTGGATAACAGTTCTTTTTAAGTTCACGATAGGCCATTGAGCGGATGACCTCAGGATTTGAACTCTCTACAGTCATATCTTTACGAATATACTGGTCTAGAGTACCTGTTGAGTGTGTGAATGTAGATGGATACAGTTGCATTGATATAGGTGCGACAAGATAAGCATCTATTTGATAAAATTCACGCTCTCCTTTGGCATTATTGACTGACCAGGCTCCAAGACCGCTAATGTCAATTACGTTTCCATGCTCATCCTTGCCTGTGGGTTTGACTGAGTTATAAATCCCTGTCTTGTCAATCGTCCTAGTGATTGTCTTGAGGTTTTTGCCATACTCTAAAACTATTGAGCTGACTTGTCCTACACCTTGATGGTTGTCATCATGCTCATGATAGACATTGACCATAAATGACTTGATAGAGCTGTCATCGTTGAGGCGGGTGTCAAATTCAATTTCAGCGCCAAACTTCTTAGCTAGACTTAATAGTCTATTTAGCTTGGTATCTGTACCCTCCCACTCAGCAGAAATTTTTTTATCTGAAATCTCATTGATACCGATCTTTAAGAAAGTATAGTTGAGCAAGTCCATCTCCTCACAAAATTCCTTAAAGCTCATAGCTTTAGAGGACTTGTAAGGGTTAGCGTACTCATTTATTAGTTCAAGGTTTAGATTGATACTGTAACACTTGATAACTTTCTCATTTTCTTCAACTTTTCGGATAGTATGTAGATAAGTCTTGCCTTTGTATTGAAATGACACAAAAGCCTTTTCATTTAGAGCGTTATAGGCTCTTTTTTGTCCTACATCTGAAATAATTGCCTTTTTAAAGACTGTAAAATCAAAGGTACTAGAGCCAGTTTCCAGGTATCTTGTCCAGGTATCGTTGAAATAGTTTAATGTTCCTTGCTTTTCATTATCCACAAATACCACTTTTCGTAAATTTGAGTCATGTATTGTCAATAACATTGTTATAGATACCTTTCTTTAAATTCTACTTTGATAGTCGGCTTAGTTTTGACCCAGCTTGAGCAATATACCTCAAGTTGACTTTTTCCAGGGGGAATACTCAAGAATTTTGAACCCTGGACAACATCAGAGACTCTCTCAATGCCATCTACTGTAACCGAATTATTCTCACTATCAAGGATGACACTTGAACCTATCGGATAACGGTTAGGCAAATCATTGACGATTGATACAAAATCCTTACGATACATCAACTCATCAAGATATAGATGGGGGATGATTGCTTTTCCGTGAAAGCCACCTATCGTAACGTGGATTTTAGCTGATTTTTTACCTCTGATTTCAGGAACGAAAAAATCATAATGTGATCCGTTGAAATAGACCTGAATTCTCTCGTCATTTCTCGTGATTTCAAACTGCCCTCTTGTTTTCGCAAAAGGGTTTTTATTCGCGTCACTTGATGAGTCAAAATCCAAAGTTTTTAAAAAGTTGTATCCACTAGCGTTGTCAGTCGCAAAGACATTAAATCCACAGTATAAGCCGTTATAACGTTTATAGGTTTCAATTCCGTACAAAAACTGTCCATTAGCGTCAGACACGGCAACCTTAATAAAACCACATTGAGCGACTGAGTCTAGCTGATAAACTAATTTACAAAATAGATAATCATTGAGTGAGCCTTTCTGGTCTGTTGAGTCGGCAGGAATCTCCCATGACAGCCCTGTTGAGTAGCTGGCATTATATGTTCCTCCAGATTGTTCTCTCAATTTGACACGTTTCTTGCTATCTACTACGACTAGTTCAGATGTCCCAGTTATGTTATCCCATCTACTATTGGTTATTGAGTTATTTTTAATCGCTTTAGCAAAACCATCTGCTATTTTGTCACCTCGAAAATCAAGCAAGACCTCCGAGCGCTTGACTGTCTCACCGTCAGCCTCTTTCCTATCTCCAACTTCAAGAGCTCCGCTGGTATTGGCTAGACCGATATAGCCATTCTCAGCGTTGTTTTTGACTGTTACAACAGGAAAAGCTGGGACGTTGCCATTATTGACCAAATTAAAAACAACCTTGTCAGGTTGCTCTTGGCCGTTATCAAATCGTTTATAATCTGAACTATGAGCTACTCCGTCAGGGATAATCAGGTCAAAACTGCCCTTTTGGAACCATCTAGTAATGTTTTCTATATCCACAGAACCAGATACTAGACCCATGTAATACTTGTCAGGTTCGTCTGAAATGACGATTTTGACAGCCTCTGAGGTGTTAAAAATGCCAGCTAATTTGTGCTTAGCCGTTTCAAGTGTCATGCCACTGCCATATTGCATAGCAAACTTGACTTTGATGATTTTAGCACCTGTTCGCACTTCTTGAAGATTAACTCCGACAAGTGGAGCGTCATTTGTGACAACGTGGCGCTCATTTCCTACTGGACGGATGATGTCTATAATGTCAATAACCTCAGAGAGGTCAAATCCATTGATTGTGATTGTGTCATTATTCATTAGATAATACCTCTCATCATGTTATCAATCATTAACTTATCATTTTGATAGTTAGTCATCGGGGCTCCGATTTTAGCAACCAGAGTACCGTCATCTAGTACCATGTTCACAGGGCGCTTGACAGCCTCCTCAGCCACTTCAAGAGCTCTGGTTAGGACTTTGTCAGCCTGGTCACGAATAACCTCGATTTGGCTTGTTTCTGCTCGTTCTGTGAGTGATTTGAGTCTAAACTGACTAGATACAGTATGTTTCCCTAAACCTAGCAAGTCCTCAGCGCCAAATTTGAACGCTGACATCTCTTTCTGAACGTATGCCAGACTATCAACCACATCAGAGCTATTTTGTTCAATACCCACGGCAATACCTTGAGCAATGTATCTACCTACATTGTCTCTAAATAGTCGTGACGGACTATGGATCTTAGCCTTGGCTTGCGCTGCTCTCTCAGCTTGAGCGACAAGCGCATTAGCTGCCTCCGTGACAGCTCCAAGCGCCGAGTACATACCTTGCGCCAATCCTTGGCCAATCATACTCCCTGCGTATCTCATAGAACTTACACCTGACATAGCTGTAGAGCGTATTGAGCTTAACATGGCTGACATTGCAGCCGTTGCCGAGCCAATCCCTGAACGGATACCGTTAGTAATTCCGTTAGAAACCCCACGCCCTGCTTGTTGGCCAGCTTGTGTCATCTGAGTTGCCGATTGCATGACCACAGACACCATTTGTTGCATGCTTGAGCGCATTATTGCTACAGCTTGAGACATTGCTGACTGCACAACAGAATTGAGTAGGGCCATTGCTGATCCAGCTGCTGCTGAGATACTAGAAAAGGCTGAGGCAACCATAGGAGCGGATGTGGCTAACTGCATAATGGCAGTAGTCGCCAGCATTGCTGAGGTGGTAATCAGTGTAAACTGACCTGGTATTGTACCCAATACACCAACCAAAGCACCCACAACTCCACTGATTGCTGTAAACCCTGCTGATATAGCTAAGGCTCCAGCCTGCGCCATCAGCATTGAGCTTGACAAAGAAACTAACCCACTTTGTAGGATAGTAATGCTAGCTGTTGCCCCTGCTAGACCTACAAAAGAGGTCATTACTGACGTTGCAAAGGTACTCATAGCAGTACCAGCCAATGTCATTGCTGGAGCTAAAGTAGTTACAGAGGATGAGATTGTAGGAATGGTGCTTGCCATTGTTGTTAGTACAGCAACGGCCATGGCTCCGCTGGTTTGTATTGTGAGTAGACCTGCTCCCAGTTCCTGCATACCTGCACCAACGCTAGCCATGCCAGCGCTTGCTCCCGAGATTTTACCTACGCCAATAGCAACAGCAGCTAAAGATGCTGCCATATCCCCAAGGTTGGTATTGGTGATCATTACCACCCCTTGAGCTAACTGCTTAAATCCATTTCCTGCTTTTTGAGCAGCCGTACCAATAGAATTGAATACATTAGCAAGGCCATCTAATACACTCTTAATAGCATTACCTACAGAGGTAATGACATTGGAAATGCCGTTAAAAGCACTCTCAATCCCTTTACCGATTCCTTGAGCAGCAGTAGATATTGTTTCCCCAACTGACGTAAAGATATTAGCGATACCTTGTAGAGCAATATTGATAGATACACCAACAGAGATGATGATGTTAGCTATACCATCCATAGCTGTCCGAATACCCTCAGCGATTGCCTGAATAATGCTGATAATCTGAGGCGCATTGCTTGAAATCGTGTTGATAATCAAAGCAAAACCATTGGCGATAGCGTCAACTAGTACAGCGACTGCTAGTGCAGCGACTGCGACACCCGCTCCTATTATAAGGACTGTAGCTCCAAATGCTAAGAGTCCTACAGCTCCTGCTGTCAATGCTGGACCTAATGTAGCTGCTCCCACAGCAAGTAAGGCAATACCTGCTACAATGGCAAGCATTGCAACCTGTGCACCAGTTCCAGCTGAGGCAAGTTGTATAGCTGCCTGTACCAGGACATAAACACCAGCGGCTGCCATCAAGACCCCTGCGCCAATCATAAGAACTGCAGCGGCCAATCTCAAGACAGAGCCAGTACTTGCGGACGCCGTTGTCCCAACTGCTGTATTCCCTGCGCTCATTGCTGCACTTGCTCCAGCGTTAGCAAATTGGGCTGTTGTCAATCCTAGAATGTTACTTACTAAACTAACTAGATTCTTACCAAAATCAAAGGCTGTTTTTAGAGCCTTAGCAATCTTGACTCCCACCTTGATGCCTATCAAAGCTGTACCAATGCTAATGATCGCCGTTGCAACACTTTGGATTGTCCCTGGATCTAAGCCTGAAACAAAGTTAGCTACTGCGGTTGCAGCCTGAGAAAGCCACTTGACAATATTGCCTAGTATACTTCCTAATGTTGTCAACACTTCTGATGCTGTCAAACTATCCCACACATGACCAATCGCTCCTGAAATGCTCTTAATAGCCTCAACAAAAGCAGTAACTGCCCCAGTGTTTGAGAATGCTTGCCAGAAAGTTTTAATTTTACCGACAAAATTAGAGATTGATGTGCTGACATTTGAAATAATGCCATCAATGTTGATACTTTCTAAAAACCCTCCTAGCTTTTCAGCCATGCTATCAAAATTAATTTTTTCAAGAGCGTCAGATATTGCATTGACTGCCTTAATTCCAAACTTGTTAAGTTTTTCAAAGGCTGGCATGAGTTTATTAGAGAGGCTTTCTTTTGCCCCATCTATAGCTTGGTCAACTGTTTTGAACTCTGTGGCCATCTTTTGGAAAGCGTCTGAGTTCCCTGCACGGTTCATAGCGTCGAAAAAGTCTTCTGTCTTAACTTTTCCGTCTTGGACGGCTTTTACAAGTTCATCAGTAGACATTCCCATCTCTTTTGCGACAGCTGCCATACCAGCAGGAGCTTGCTCCATCATGATCTTAAAGTCCATCCAAGCAATTTTAGGCTTACTTGCCATCTGCGTTGCCTGAGTTGACAGTGATTTCATGGCTTGAGCTGGGTTTTCAGCAGAGGCTGCAAGTCCACCAAAAGCCTTAACTAGACTACCAACGTTCTTAGTCCCAACTGCGTCAAGTTGCGAGTAGGTACTAGCCATATCAGAGGCTGAGTAGATGGTTTTGGTTGCAAAGTCCTGCATTTCGGTCTTAGCTGCCTTGATTTCCTCAGCTGATCGCCCAAAGGCCTGTAGGTTCCCCTCAAAGGTTTTCCAAGCTTTCTGTGAACTGTTTAGCTCAGAGGCCATTTCACGGACACCACTTGTAATAGTCCCAATTCCTGTAGTAAGGGCAGAACTAATCAGATTAGCTCCTAAGACAGACTTAAAAACAGATCCTACTTTTGAGCCTGCGTTTTCAAGTCCACCGAATAGAGCTTTGAGCTTGCTTACTCCTGATTGAGCGTTAGAGCCATCCATATCTACCTTGATAGTAACTGAACCATCTGCCATTGTGTACCTCCTTTCTAAAATTAGTAGTCAAATTCATCAGGTAGAGCATACTCTTTTTTGAGTTTCTTCATGTTCTCCTTGTACTGCTTACTGTCTCCTTTTTGAGGCTTGTAAGAACGTATTTTAAGTACCTCAGCAAACTTTGTATCACTAGGTAGCCCATTGAGCAAAGCGTTGAACTTCTTCCAGTGTAGGCTGTTCTGAGCGCCTATGAGGTCAATCCCGTAAGCCTGAAGAAATGATGAGTAAATATACTCAGCGTCGTACTTCAAGCTAAAGAGACGATCTCCTCCCTCAGATTGACTCCTAGAACGTATCTTGCTCTTGATTGGGTTCCCTGCTAGGTCTAGCACTGGTGCTGTGTCTTTAGCCGGAATAATTCTGATATGCTCCTCAAAAATCATCTTAAAGATTGCTGTAGCTTGTTTAGGAGTTAAAGCCTGAGTAAAATCTACACCAGTCAAGATTTGAATAGCCAGGAAAGGCTTGTAAAGCTCGTCAATGTCATCATCATTGATCAGCTCCACCACTTTCAAGACCTTGTTAAAAGCGATATTCATTGGATACACATCATCACCAAGGACTAACTCATCTGTCAATTTCCTTGATAGGTCCAGCATGTCAGTCACCTAGATATTTTTTGAGAGCGTCTGTGCTGTTGCGTTTCTCCCATTCTGAGATGACCCCTGTGATAGCCTCAAGCAAGTAAGCCATAGTATCGACAGTTGAACCGTTAGAGAAATCATAGACCTTGGCAAACGCCTCTTTGTCAAACAGCTCTGTCCAAGAGTCTTTGACTAAGTCTTGTAACGTTTCAAAGGCCTTACTATCCTCTGTCTTAGCTAGTTTTTCGCCGTCTTTTTTGAGCTTCTTGCCTACAGACTCCATTTTGTGGATGTTTTTGTCATTGGCTACAAATTCAAGCTTGAACTCTCCAAAATCAACAGGGATGACATTGTCACGTTTCTTAATTACTACCATTTGTTTTCTCTCCTACTAATTTTTTAAAATCAAAAATAAAAAGGGGAGCCTGTTCACTCCCCTAGATCGAATCATCAACCGACTACAGCAGACTGTTTAGGCGCTACATTCCAGCTGATAGTGCACTCAAAGGTCTCATACTCAGACGCATCTCCGCCTCCAATTTTGATACCTGAGACAGTAGCGACTCCGACGTATTGAGTTTTGCCATCAGCGTCTACCACTTTAAACCAGACATTACGGTCATCTCCAGTTTTAAAGCGCATAGCTGCAACAATTGCCTGAGCTTCATCCTCTTTGATGTAATCGCCCTCAAAACTGTAACCAATCTTAACAGACGTCACTACAGTTTTTTTGGTACCGTCGCCGTTGTAGTATGCAATGTCATCTGTATCCTCGTCATTTTCAGACTCAGCGGTTTTCACTCCGTCCGCAAGCCATTTCCAGGCGTCATTACCTGGCTCAGTAGCTGGTGCTGTTGGTAACCATGGCGCAAGAAAGTGTTTGCGTTTGGCGTTTTTCATTTTTGGCATTTAGTTTCCTCCATTTGTTTCAAGTTTTGCCGTTACATCTAACATGTAAATATAAAAACCTTGCTCATCACGGTCATTTAGGAATGGCTGTGATACTTCAAGGCCTCTGAATTGATATGAATTGTTTTTGCTAGGTAATTCCAGATTAAAATCAGCGAGAGCATGATTGATGGCCCACAGGATAGAGCTTGTCTTCTGGTGATCAGTCGTTTTGATTGCCACCTCAAAGACAAGGCTAATATCCTGCTTACCGTTCATGTACTCTGTTAAAATCTTCCCACCTGGCAAAGGATAAAGGACTAAATCCTCCCTCTCCGACAAATAATCAAGCTTACAAGTCAGAGGGAGGTTTAGTGTGTTAATAAAATCTCTGAGGACTTCTGAAAAATCATTGTTATTCATGCTTTTACTCCCATTGCTCTTAGGCCTGTCTTCTTCCAATCATCAAGATATAACGCTGAGGCTTTCAAGTCCCAGCGCTTGCCTGTTCCAGGAGTCGTGTACTTCTTAAAGACAAAACTCCTATTCTTGTTATAGCTCGATCCGTAGAATTGAGCTCTGGCATAAGGTCCAGGATATTTAACTCCATTTCTTGTAGCCTGCCCACTTCCACTAAGATCGCCGCTATCACGAGGGATAAAAGAACTCATGTCGGTCAGCATTTGGCTAGATATTGCTAACTTCCCTTTTGCTAATGCCGTTGGGGATACCTTTTTCTCAATGCCCTTTAAATCAACCTTGACAGATACGCCTACTCCCATCAGATACACTCCACTTCATAGCAAAATACTTTTTGTTTGTGTGGATAACTGACAGGAACCACAGAGGTCACTCTGTACTCACGTTCTCCGTCGTTGATAATGGCATTTTCAAAGGTCTTGTCTAAGACGATTGGGCAATATTTAGGGTACACAAATAACGTACTAGGCTTGAACTCTTTACGGTTGTTCTTCGTACCTTTCACTTGATACTGTCTGTCAAACCTAACAGTTCTAAGGGTCACTGGGCTCTCAAATACTTCTTTACCCCATCCGTCTTTTTCTCCTGTGATTTTCTGAATTGTTACAGTATCAATCAATAACCGTTTATCAATGTCTGTCATAACCTACCCCCCTAAAGCCAAATCCTGCCGATTTCAGAGTATTCAAGGCGTCAAGCGATAAGTTATACCTAGCACTCTCTAAAGGCTGGCTAGGGGAGTTCTTGTAGGTGATATGAGTACGCCCTAGAACCACAGTAGAAACTGATTGCTTATCATCAGCCGTAGTGATCCCACTAGCGTCCAAATATGCTACCTGGAAAGCCGTAGCCAGTTTGACAGCTTGCTTTCTGTGCTCATTTTCTTTTTTAAAGTCTACAAAGCTGTAGAAATTGTTAAGAAAGATGTTGATAGCAATCTCTGCCCTCTTTAGTAGCTTTTCAAACTCCTCAACTTCATCAAAACCAAAATCCTTAAATTCATCTTTTGTTAAGTAGGTCATGACTTTACCGCCTTAAATTAAATAATCTGGATTTTCAGAAAGTCCTGGAATTACATCTGGAGTTGGTTCTTGAGATGGGACAACTTGCTCGATTTCTTCTAGCCAGTTGTCTCCATATTCCGCAAGTGTCTGTCTATTAATTTCATCCGCTTCAGCAGCTGTCATTTCATACGCATTATTTGCATCAAACTGCTGCCCTGTTTTTGCCATAAAAAAGTTTGTTTTAGCTTTAAATTTAGCCATTTATTTTATTCCTCCACTTCGTATCCTTGGTTTTCAAAGGCTGAAATCATAATCGGGTCAGATAGAGTAAAAGTTACTCCATCTTTTTTCAATGTTTTTGGATATTTTACTTCTGGCTCCCCTTTAGTTTCTTTAGATACAACCAAAGTCTCTTCAATGTTAGAATCGTTCATTTTTGTCCCCTTTTACTAAGCTGATTTGTGAACGTAGATAGCTTTTTTCTTGTTGTCAAGAACGAAAGCGTCGTAACGGATACGGCCCTCAACGAGTTTGCCGTTAATTCCTGGTGGGTTGTCGTGAATCTTGTAGTCTTCCAACTTAATAGGAGATGGAGTAGCTACTGGATGAGCGATAATAAACTCTACATTCTGTGGTAAGCGTGATGTAGGTGTCAAGACTACTGGCAAGCCGTCAATCATACCTACTTGACCCTTGATAGTGATTTCTTGTCCAAGGTCAGAGTTTTTCACAAAAGTTGGATCAAGCTTGATCAGTTTGTAAAATTTAGGCGACACATGCAAGACACGTCCAGTTGTTGGGACGAAAGCGTCAGTTAGTTTAACTTGGCCATCAAGTACAAGCTCGTAAGCGTTTGTTTTAGTTACTGAACCAGTAGCAATATGATCTGTATCTGCACCAGCTACGATTGTTGCAAAACGGTAAGTATCGACTTCAGGGATAACGACCTCTGACAACTGACGTGCAAGGGCTTTTCCAGCCTCCATGACACCATTTGTGTCCTGTTCAGATTTCTTGTCAATTGTAAATGTGAAAGAGCGATCTTTCTTCATTGTCATAGTTTGAACTGTATTTCCAAGTTCCTCAGCTTCACCGTAGCGGTTTTGCCCAGTTGCCTTGTAGTCATTCATTCCTGACGTAGGGATAGAGTAGACCTTGACGGTGTCAACTCCAAGGAAATCAAAATCTTGGTTAACAATACCAGTAGACAGGGCCTCTTTAGCAAAGCGCTCATCTACTTTTTCATCAAATTTAGCTGCGTAATTTACTACCATGTGTAATATTCCTCTTTTCTTTATTTTTGGTTTTATACGCTATCAAAGCCTGCAAATAGGGCTTTGTCCTCTGCACTTAGATGATCGTATCCAGTTTCTGCTGGTGGATTTCCGTGCACAGAGATATTAGGGCTAGGCTGCTTGTCCTCAGCTTGGAATAGGTAAGGGCTTGACTCTTTGAGTGAGTTGATTGTGTCCTCTAATTGAGGTTTTCCATCTTCCCCTAGCTCGATTTTGTCTAGGTCAATGAATTTCATCAAGTCCTCTGAGTTGTAAGCTCCTACGTCTTTCAGGGCAAGGGCTACAGCGTTTGTTTTAGTGATTTGAGCAAGGTTTGCCTCACTATCCAGCTTGTACTGGTCAAATTGGGCTTTTAGTTCTTCAAGCTGTTGTTTGCTTTCAGTACTCGCTCCCTCTTTGGCCTGTAGATCCTGAATAGCTTTGGTTTGTTGCTCAAGCTGTTGTTTTAATGCGTCGTTTTCGGCCTGTAGTTCCGACTTGGCTTGTGACTTGGCATTTTCAATACCTGCACCGTACGCTTGCATAATATTGTCAATGACAGCCTTGTCCTCGATACCTGCCTCAACTAACATTTCACGTTTAAGACTCATGTCTTAACTCCTCCTTTTTTACGTCACATGGACAAATTAAGACAGTTTTACGCCATGCTCCAGGGCAAAATAAAAACCGCCTCGATTTCGACACGGTTTATAGTGGTTTATAGCAATTTATTGCATGAAAAAAGCGCCTAGATTGTTCTAAGCGCTAATAGTATTGTACTTCTGTTTTAGACATGATGTTTGACAATTTTTGACCGTCAATATCTAAGTTCACTAAGTCATCAAGAGAGGACACTACATATGTTTGAGCTCCTATAGAGACCTGGATGTCCGTTGCAGAATTGGGCAAGATAGCACAATCTTGTCCTTTGTAGACAAAAGAGGCGTCCCAACCGTTATCATATAACGCTTGTAAATCATCTAATATCGCCATAATATATCTAGGTTCTCCTCTCTTTCATTATTTGTTAATTCTCTAGTTGTTCTACTGATAAACTTGCCGTCATCATCAAACACAAAGTCGTGAACATGTTCGCCTTTTTTACCGTAAGGATGTTTATCTGGTTGCTTATGATTAGTGAAATGTATATCTTTTACTTTGTATCCCCTATCATCGTAATAGGTTCTACCAAGTACATCTCCATTCGTTGCGTTGTGTTGAACTACACTATTTGGCTCTCCAGCCTTTCCTGGAGGCGTATGTCCTACTGTAACCCCTGATACACTTACTATTTTACCACTTTTTACAGCTTTATCAAGTTCTGCACGCTTAGTAGCAAGCTCTCTAGCTTTCTTTTGTTCTTCTCTAAGCTTAACCTCTTTCTTAGCTTTGGTATAAGGGTCATCATAGTATTTCTCTCTAGCATAATCACGATGTAGGAAAGGGTGCTGTCTGAGATAGTCTCTCATGGCTCCCTGTTGGATCCTAACCTTGCTCTTATACTTGTCTATCAGCTCGCTGTCTCCTAGTTTTTCTGCAACGTGTAGAAATTCCTTGGACTGTCTGATAGACCTCTCCAGGGCCCTCTGTTTGGCCTGTACGTTTGCATTTTCTATAGCCTGCTCAGGCGTTAAGTCTCTTAACTCGTCAGGCAAATCAGGCTTGTAGTTAGCCCCTGGGATGTATGGCGTCATCTCATGCCTACAGTTAATGCCTAAACAGCCTCCAGCGTAACCGTAGCCGTAGTCTGATAGTGCCAAAATACGCTCCCCAGCCTCTGTCCTAGCAACTCCAGTGGTTACTATCTGATGTTGCAAAGGAGCGCACATCTCTCTTGCTGTGGATTTTTTTGAGTAGTAATAGGTATCTATACCCAACTCCTCAGCTGGAGCCATTCTGACCTCACGATAGACACGCCAAGCCGTGGACTTGATAACTTGCCTAGCGTAAGTATCAGCTTTCCAGTGCTTGCCTTGGCTGTCAGTAAAGCCGTAAAAGCCTTTTTTAGCCCATTTCATGACTGTATCAGAGATAGCCTTGTCAGAGGTAGTGAGTCCTGTGACAACCTTGGCCACGCTCTCCTGGACAATAGACTGATAAACCTTTCTGACACTCATTGGTAGAGTGGTGTTGATGAGGTTGTCTATATCCCCCATGGCTTGATTGACATAAGCAGCTAGATTGGTCTGAATGATAGAGTTGCCAGCAAAACCACCTCCACCAGTAGCCTCTAAAAGCTGTTGTTTGGTGTCTTTGTAGATTTTATAGCCCTCATTTTGGATAACGTGCCTAAGTTGCTCCTCAGCAATCCCTGAGCGATCAGAAATGAGCTTGACATTGTCCTCATTGAGTAGGCCCATCTCATTCATTTTCTCCAACTGCCAGATATAAGGGTTATCATCAAGACTAGCAGAGCCACGCTCTTTGATACGGTCTATAACCTGGTCAAAGAGTTCAAGAGTTAGCTGATGATAGATGTCTGCAACCTGACTAGCGTCAAGCATTAACTGCTCATCATTTAGTTTGATTGGTTTCTTCTCTTTCATAAGCTCTTACAAGTCCCTCAGTTATTAGCTTGCTTGGGCTTTTTATTCCAAATAAACGCCTCAGCCTATCAATTACCATAAATTTCAACATCTTCATCACTCCTGCCGTCGTTAGCCTCGCTGATAGCATTGCCACTAATTTCAGCCTTTATTTCCTTAGCTTTCTCAGGGGTCACGTTGAGCACTTTCTCAATAGCCATGACGTCCGTGGCAAAACCAGCATTTACAACCTTAACCCAGTAGTCAAGTTCAGCGTTTCGGTCTGTAAAGACTCCATCATCAAGGTTAATGCTGATTTTCTCCATGTCAGGGATGTTTCCCTTGTAGAGTCCGTAGGCCTTGCCTAGCTCTAACATTGAGATAATGAGCTCTTTCAAAGACTGCTCTACTAAGCTGACAATGCTGTTTCTCATCTGGTAAGTATCAGAGTTCTCTGATACAACCTCAGTAGCTGTCTTCAAGCTCTTACCATCGAATGTAAAGGTTCCAGAAGATACTCCTATCTGCATTTCAAAAATCGCCAGGATTTTATTGATAGCCTTGATATAGTCATCAGATCGGATAGGTGTTGTAAGGTCTGTAATACCTACGCCTTTGTCCATATCCCCTGAGTCGATTTGCTCATAAACATTGCGTCCAGCCTCAAACTCACGCTTGACTGTGACATTCTCGCCATCCTGATTGTACTCAACTTTAATCATCTGACTAGGCACGGCCACTCTGCGCTGACCCATCTTAATCTCCCACATAAACTCGTCATAGGTTGTATTGAGAAAGTCCATGGTGGTCTTAGCATTGTCAAAGATAGACAGCCCAAGAGCTGAGTTAATATCTTTGTTGTTCATCCCTGGAGTTTTCAGATAAGTAAAGAGTGGACGACTCAAGCCGTTCAGGTCTACCACTTCCTCAAGATCCTCATAGAATTCTGATAGGGGAACCCTAGAGCCTACCACATTCTGATTATCAGACTTGTAGAGCTCGTTAGTAACTGTATATTTGTCATCTTTGCCCCATTCGTGCAGTTCAATCAGTGTATAAAATTTCTGCCTGTTATCCTCTGACTTGATTGTCTTAGTGATAATAGCAGCGCTAGAGACGTCCTGCGTGTTTGATTGCAGAGGCAAAAAGACAGGCGCCTGAATGAAAGAGACTCTTACCTTGTCTCTATCGACGTATGGCCTCATAGCCAAGCCACCAAGTGCCAACCCACTCTCCAGGTAACGCTCAAAATTCTTAACAAATCTATCATCTTGCAGCTGTTTCTGAATGAATTTATTAGCGTCCTTGTCGTCTAACTTGATTTCAGCCTGCTCATTAAACACTAGGCTTGCAATCTTCTTAGCTGCTGTACGCCCAATAGGCAGATGGTTAAAAGCTCGCTTTCGAGGCGTCCCGTTACTGTCAATGTACTCAATCTGTGGATAATGTCCTGCATAATACTTGAGATTTTCCCTAATACGCTCATACTCTGCGGATGACACTGCTATTTTAGGGTGATCAGTGATATTCGTTAAGTTCTGTGTCGTCATCACATACTTGCTCCTTGTGAAAAAATTCTTGATAGTCTGTACTATTCCCATTGTTAGCTCCTTTAGGCTTTTAGTCTTAGCTCTCTAGCGTTGTCTAGGACAAAATACTTGAACTCGTCTACCGTGTGGTCATCTTCCTTGATGACTTTTGGATCATCAGTATTGAGTGACTTATCGTCATATCGGTACATCTTATGCTCTTCAACGAAAACCCTATTAGCAGGGAGGTCAAGGTAGTAGAAACGCCCCTCAGCTAGTAGACTGATAACCATATCAATCATAGTCTGATTTTTCTTTTTGGCCACAGGGTGCCAGCGCTCGCCATAATCTTTGAAATACTGGTTACGCAAAGCCCCCTCAGCACTATCAATAGTCATCTTGAGTTTAGGTACTCTGTAGGTCTTCATGACCTTGTCTATAAAGTCATGGATCATCACAGAGAGCTCACTAGGTGCCTTTTTGATTGTCTTGCCAGCTGGACTATAGTAGAACGTATCAAGTAAGATAACATTGCCCTTGGCAGTGAGGCCGTAAGCTCCACAGGCCGTCGCTGACTGTTGGTGTCCTGTGTCCAAGGCAAATGATATACCTATCACTTTGTCGTTGTCTGGGAGGCTTTCTAGTGGCTTAAAATAGCTCATGTTGTAAACATGATTACCTAAACCGATTACCTCGCCCAAATACATCCAACGATAGTAGTCAGGGTCCGTCTCCTTGTAGCGTTCTATCTTGTCTTTCATCTGCTTAGACAAAAAACCTAACTTGTCATCAAGGTAGGTGCTGTGATGTATCATGTAAGTTGGGTCACTAGCTTTCTCAGCCACCCACTCATTTATCCAGTCATAGGGATTTCTTGGAGGGTTGTATGTGAAATAGACCTTGACCTCTTTGCCGTTTGGCAATTCTTGGCGGATGAAAGTATCCTCAACTATGTCAATATCCTCACGGCCTGCAAATTCAGCAAGTTCCTCAAACCATACGGCCATGACATAGCCTTTGGCTATCTTCTGGGATTTGAGTTTCATTGGATCGTCTACACCGTAAAAATAAAAGGCTGTACCTGTCTGCTTGTGGGTGATTTGTAAGGGAGATTTCCCAAACTTGAACTGATTAGCTAACCCCATCTCATAGATGGCCCATCTTATCTGTTCATACACTGACATTCTCAGGTATTTACCCACTTTACGCAAAACTACCACATTACCGTTGGGATCATTGATAAAGTCATTTACAAGGTCAATAGAGACTACTGATGACTTGGTAGAGGCACGGCCGCCCTTGAGCACTATATGACTCTTGAGTGTGTAGAGGACTTCATCAAATACTGGGTTAATCAGTTTCGCTAGATTCAGTATTGCCATTATACTCACTCCTATCAAATGTAAATCCAGTTATGACTGTATCATCCTCATCATTAGAGCCTAGCTGTGCTTTGAGGTTTTCAATTTCAAGCCTTAATTTTTTATCAGCTAATTCTAAATCTCTGAAAGCCATGTTATTCATGCCGTCCAATGCTGACAAGTATGCCGTTGAGTTAGCTTGTCTCACTCCCTCAATCTCGATACTTGCTCTAGCTTTATTTTTTAGCCATTCATACTCATTAAAAGCCTGCTCTCTTGCCCACAAAGACATGTTTGAGAATTGTTTTAATAATTCTCTGTACCTCACCAAAACCTCACCATTTTTCAATAGCTCACTAGCTTTGTTGTCAACTACTTTATCTCGCCACTTCATAGCGGATGGATACGCTTGTCTATATGCTTGTCGTTGAGATAGTCCTGAGATTATCCCTTGGACAAATAGCTCTTGTTTTGGGGTTAATCTATCCACTCATGGACTACCTCCTTTCGACAAAATAAAAAGCCACTCAATGAGTGACTTAGTGCAAGCAGACTACAGACTTGCGGTGTTAATTAGAAATTACTTTCTTTTTTTATTTTGTGTAGTCTTTTTTTGCGATATTAAAACATCCTACTCTATCGCCACTGGTAACCCAAGCCAGCAGTTTTTCAGAAGCTTTTCTAGGTCGTTGCCTAAGGTGCCTTTGCTTTAATTCTTGATACTACCATTCTAACAGATTATTGTTACAGTGCACATCAAGATTGTCTAACTTTACGCAACGTTTTTTAGAACGTTCCAAATTATTCCAGATGTTCTAAAATTGTGCTAAGTTCTTCAATAGCCATCTTACGCATGTTATAGTACGAACTCTTGCTGATAGCTAGTTTGTCACAGATATCATCTACATACAATTTAGTAATGTAAGTCATTCTAAGGACGGACCTACTTTTTGGATTTTTAAGCCTATTGATCATCCTACCTAGTTCAAGCTTTCTGTTAATAACCTCCTTCGTATCCTGTTCTATAGCCTCTTTCATCACGACAAGCTGAGTATAGACATCATCAACTTTTCTAGTCTGTCCGCCTTGGACTTTGACATCTGACCACTTCGGACTTGAGAGCAAACCTGCCTCAAGCTCATTGATTTCATCTATACGGCTTTGAATGTCCATGTCCAGATCCTGCAGCTCTTTCAATAGCTCTTTAGCCTTGTTCACTCTCTATCTCCTTTTGTGGTATAATAATATTATTGAGATTATAGCTGAGACAGAGAGTGTCTTGGCTTTTTTCTTTTAGCAGCTATTGAGTATTTTCATCGTCTCCTCATAACTCAAATTTATCCTGGCTCTTTGTTCCTCGTATCCAAGAATTTTAGGAATTTTGAA